CGCCCTCGAAGCTGATGCGAATGTCCTGGCCGTCCTCGAGGGTGATCGTCGGCACGCCGCGAACGCCGGTGACCAGGCGCGTGTAGTACTCGCCGGAGACGTCGTCGCGAATCGCCTCGTAGACCGACATGGACGGGACCGAAGCCATCATGCGGCCGAAACTTACATCGTAGCCGGCCGACGTCGTCGGCACGATCTCCTCTGCGCAGTTCGACGCCTTGAAAAGCGCATCGAGCTCCGAGGGCGGGTCGCCGGCCGTGTCGAGTTTGCCGACCAGGTAGGTGGTGAACGAAACGCTCGTCATTTCGCCGACGCGCAAGATCTGACCCCCGAGCCCGTCGGCCGTCATCTCCTCGGGGCCCATCTCCTGGACAGACTCCTGAATGGTCGGCTGACCGACGATCGCAAGCCAGGACGTCGGCGGCGAGGCGCCCCAGGCGTCCTCTCCGTAGTTGGTCTCCGCCTTGATGGCGAGCAAGTGCCTCTGAGACATACTCATACGCTGGTCCTCTTAGGTGTAGATGGGAGTCTGGGCAGTGACGTGCTGGGTGGCTTCGAAGCGCATGCCCGCCTCGCGGTAGATGCCACCGGATTCTCGAATGGGGTCGCTCACGCCGGCGCTCTCGAGCGCGACCTGGTGGATGTTCTCGCCGTCGGGCAAGAACTTGGGGCAGACGTCGAGCAGAATCCCGCGGTAGACCTCGGCGCGCTCCTCCATCCACTCGCGCATCGACTGATCACGAGTGACAATGTTGCCGCCGCCGTGGTCGAAGCTCAGGGTGGGCAGATCGGCGCCGAGCGCTCGACGCAAAAAGATCGCCACGGTCACCGGCGTCACCTGGTTGTAATCCGCCAGGTTGGCCGTGGGATTCTCAAGCCGCGAGGTGCCTACCGAGATCATGCAGACGACGTCGGGGTTGCCGACCTCCTCGTATGCCTCGTCGAGCGAGGCCGTGCGGCCGATGATGTAGGCGCGCGCCTCGGGCGACGGGGTCGGGTGGTCTGCGGTGCTCCGCGCCGTGCAATACGTGGGCAACTCGCGCTGCAGGATGAACTCCACGCGGCTCTTCAGCGCCGGGATGCTCTCGGAGATGGGCAGTGGCATACAGTCCTCAAAGGTTCGAGCGAACATCGCCTAGGCGCTTGCCGCGGCCGGCGAGGTGACGCTCGAGGTTGCGCTGAATCAGCGTCATCAGCTCTTTGTTGAGCCTGCCGCCGGAAGGCATCAGGGAGCGGCCCGGGTAGGGCTCTCCAAACGGCCCTTCGTCATCACCAATTGTCAGGCGCTCCGCGTAGCCTACGAACGTACCGATAGATGCCGTCTTGGGAGTCATGCGAAAGAAGTGGTACGGGTGCATCGGGTCGGTCAGAGATGCATACAGCCGCTCTTTCGGCCCTCCCTTCTGCCACCTCATCACCTCGTTGTGGCCCAACTTCTTCATCTTCCAAGCCGCGTACAGCGGCTCAGTCGAGTAGTCCCAGCTCTCGCCGACCAGGCGCCCCTGTGAGTCGATGAGCGCTTTGGACTTCTCGAGAAACCACGGGTGAATGACTTCTTTGACCGTCATCGGCCAAACGACCTGAACATCCATGCCGTTGGTGATGCCGATCAGCCGCGCGGCAGCTGCCCGCCCGTCCGGACCGGAGCCGAGGTGGAATTCAAGCACCGGTCAGACGCTCCACGAGCTCGGCCTTGGTGCCGCTGACCTTGAGCTCGCGCTCGCGCAGCTCCTCCTGGAGCTCCTCGACGGTCATCGCTTCGAAGTCGGGCACCTCCTCAAACCAGCCGGAGTGGTTGTCGTAGAGCTCCTGCGGAACCTCGCCGGTCTTGCTGTGCTCGAGCTCGCCGTCCTCGAGCTTCAGGGTGCACTGTCGAATGAGCTTGACGCGTTTCATTACCAGCCCTTGAAGCTAGTGGAGTCCCACTTCTTTTCGGTGGGATCGGTGGTGTCGATGTTCGAGACGATGACGCTGTCGGCCGACTGCGTGTGACCCAGCGACTGCGGCTCCGTGCGGATACGCTCGTCGACGGCGTCAAAGGCGTCCTTGTGCTTCTGGTACTTCGCGCCCGTGAACGACGCGGCGCTGAGCGCCTCGGCTGCCGCATAGCCGACGATGCCCCGGCGCAGCACCTTGGTCCCCGCCGGCTTCATATCGGCCGCGGGGTCGATGCCCATCCGCTCGAGCAGCGCGTTCAAGATGCCGGCGCCGTCTTCGATCCACTCCTCGATCTCGGTGGTGCTCACCGGGGTGGAGTTGGCATCTAAGCCGCTGGTGTCGAACGGAATGGCACTCAAAACCGCCTGCAGGTCTACGCCGTGTAGCTCGATCGCCATCGTTTACTCGCCTCGGATGACCGCGATCATCTCTTCGCGGCTCATGTTCCAGTCAGCCCGCTCCGCGTCGGCCTCCTTGGCCTTCCCGTAGAGGTCGGAGCGAGAGAGCTCAGCGAACTCGTCGGGCTCGTCGTCAGCGGCCTTGGCCGCGTCGGCCGTGGTGGCCGGCTCGTCCGCGCCGTCGACGTCGGCGGTGGTGCCGGCGTCCTTGGTCGTCTCCGGAGGCTCGTGGAGCATCTTCGCACCCGACACGTCTCCGACTTGGTCGGCTTCGGCCTGCTTGGGCGGCTTGGGCTTTGCGCGCTTCGCCTTCTGGGCGGCGATGTACTCCTCGCGTGTGACGAGCTGACCTTCGAGATAGCGGAACTTCTTACCCATCGGGGGTTCTCCGTGTGCAGGTTGTGGTTGGGGGAAACATCAACCGGATTTGAACCGGCTCCTGGTCAAGCCAGACCCCTCAGTGAGCTTACGCCACGTCCTTGATGGCGACGGAGAGCTCGGGGAAGACGGTGTTCAGGTCGTAGATGCGCTTTTTCTTCAAGTGCACCACGTCGCTGTCGTCGTCGAACCACTCCCACTCGGACCGGTAGCTGCCCCGGTCGCGGTACTGGATGTTGTTCTTGTGGCCGACGTAGCAGACGCCGCCGAACAGAAACTGCGCGTTCAGGGCGTCGGTCACAGCACCGTTCTGGTACTGCTTGTCACCGATCCAGATGCGCGCGCCGTTGAGGTGCTCTTCGAGCAGCTGCGCGAGCTTCATGTTGGTGATCACCGCGCGGCTCGCCGTGTTGCCGAGGATCGACTCGACGATCTGGACGTGCTGCTTGAGCTCCTTCGCCTTGTCGAGCGAGAGCACCACCAGACCCTGCGGCCCCTTGGCGAACGCCTGAGTTGCCGCGTCGTCGAAGACGCCCAGCGGGTCCGAGTTGTCGTCGGAGAACACCTCGTTGGAGCCCGCGCTGAGCTCGATGCTGCTCACGTCGCGCGAGTCACCCACAACACCGTCGCCCTTCATGATGCCGCCGAGGATATCGTCCAAGGCGTGCTTGATGCGACGATCGACGAGAGGGAAGAGGTAGTTTTTGACCTCGCTGAACAGCTCGTCACCCTCCACGCCGTCGGGGTACTCGGTCTGCGCTCGAGCTTTCCTCAGCCCAAAGTCGCGCTCGGTGAGCTGCACGGTGACGTCGGGGGTGTTCCCGGCGTCGAGCGCGACGTCGGCGACCGTGTCCGCCGTGGCGCTGTCTGCGAGCGCGGCCGGCAGATCGATACTCTTGATCTTGCCGGTGTTGCTCTTGATCTTGTCCGGAGGGACGGCGAACGTGAGCTCGCTGACGAAATCTCGGTCGAGCGCGCCGTCTTCCTCGAGGCCGCGGCCGATGTTGCTGACTACCTGGTCGCCCAGGGTGGCGATATTGACTGCCATGACTGGTCTCCTGTCCTGTCCTGCTTTTAGGTGAGGCTCCGGTCATGGTCGTGTCACTCGTAGTCGTGGGGTGGAGCGTGTGGGTGCTGCTCGCTTAGCTGGTCGCTTTGAACGCCATCTCGGTGGCGTCCGAGCGCGAGACTTCCTTGGTCTTCATGATGTGCTCGACGCGCTCGTCGAAGCTCGAGAACTTCTTCGGGCCCGCCGGCGGCATGCCTTGCTTGCCCTTGGGCCTGGTGTTCAGGCGCATACCCTTGGCCTTTTCGACCTCCTCGAGGCGCGCGTCGAACTTGCCGAGCTGCATGCTCAGCTTGTGCAAGGCCTTGCTGATGGTGCGCGAAGCGGCGAGCGCCTCCTCGTCGTCCAGGTCGTCCAGCTCGACGACGTCGGCGCCTTCCGGCTCCTCGTCTTCGTCTTCATCCTCGTCCTGGTCGACGTCGGCGCCGGCGTCGGACTCTTCGCCCTCCGGCTCCTCGTCGGTGTCGGTCTCGGGCTCTCCTTCGGGCTCCTCGTCGTCCGGATCTTCGCCCTCGAGGGCGGCGACACGTGCGCCGATCGCGCTGACCTGGTCAGTGAGCGCGGCCAACTGCTTGAGCAATTCTTCCATTTGGTCCTCGTCTACGTCCTGTAGTTCAGTGAGTGCGTGCTTCGACAGCTGCAGACCCAGGGTGTCCTGAATCGAGCCGATGCTGTTCAAATACTGGTCGACGGTGATGCTCACCTCGCGGACCACCGGCCCGTAGTTCTCGCCGTCCTCCGTCTCGTACTCCGGCAGCACGTACATGCTCACGTGCTTAACCTTGCCCAGCTCAATCGCCTCGAGCGTGTCATCGGTCCACTCGATATGAGCCCACAGGCCGTGAAACCCGTGCTTGTCCGCGACCTTCGTCTGCAGCACCGTGCCGTAGCGCTCGCCCTTGGGCTGATGCTCGGCCAGCACCGGGAAGCGATACGCCTCACCGGCGTGCTCGTCGGCCTTCTGGTCGAAGTACAGGTTGAGCTTGGTGCCCTCGGCCACCAGGCGCTGCAGATACTCCTGGCTGAACTCGACTTCTCGGCCGCGGTACTGGATGACCTCGCCGACGGGGGCGAGCTTGACCCACGAGCGGTTGCGCCGCCCGCTGTTCGGGTCCATTGAGAATCTGAGGCGGTACTCGAGCGCTTTAAGCATCGTCGTCCTTGGGCTTCCGTCGGTATTCAGTGTCGTCGCCGGCGAGAACCACCAGCGCCTGCAGGTACGAGCTCGGGTCGCCCGAGAGAGGCGCATTCGAAAACGCGCCCAGCCCGCTCTCTACCTTCGAGCCGCCGTTGTTGAGCTCCTCGAGGATGTCCTCGTATCCCGACTCCGCCGGCAGGATGCCGTTCATCAGACACAGGCATGTGTCGGCAGGGCCCTCGTGCTTGTAGTACGGCGGCTTATCGCGCTCGTACTCGGCCGAGTTCAGGAAGTAGCGCCGGCCGTCATTGTCCATGCACGGCTCACAGCTGCGGTCCTTCTCCATGATGCTCGAGAACTCCATCACAACGCGGGTGTCGTCGAAGCCTCGCGCCTCAGCCTCGGCCTGAATGCGCTTGATGGTCTCTTCACGCCCGTAGTTGAACGTGCGCATCGTGTAGTTTCGCGCGTGCTTCGCGTACGCCGACTCGGTCGGGATTTGCGGCTTCTTGCGCTCCGGAGCGAGCGGGCCGAGCTCGTTGACCGCGTTGTTCTCGAGGTACGCGGCCGTGACGTTGAAGCTGTGCCGAGCGATTCGCGACGCCTGGCCGTCGATGTGGCGGTGAAACTGGTCGCTGAGGCGCTTGAGGTTGTACTTCTTCGCAGCCGTGGCCACGTCCTTCGGGACGTTCGGCAGCGCCAGTTGCCCTTGTTTGGTCGCCAGGGCGCCGAGATCGCGAAGTTGCGAGGCTGAGCCCTTGATAGCCAGGCGGTTGAGGCCGTACACGATCGCCTGCTTGTACTCGCGCAAGTACTTTCGCTCCATGCGCTGCGAGATGGACTCGAGCCTGCCAAAGTCGCTCACCCCGGCGGTCAACTGCACGTACTCGTTACGGTGCCGGCGCGCGATCTTGGCGACCTCTTTGCCGATCTCCGTGTTCGACTCCATCACCCACTTGCTCAGCTTCTCCGGGTCGTAGCTCGCCAGCTGCAGCTCCGCCGGCCGCGGCTTCCAGTGCCCCAGGCGAATCGCCAGCTCTGCGATCGTCTCCGGGGTCGGCTCGTGATAGTGGCAATGCGACGCCTCGATCTCGGCCGCGTCGTTCTCCTGGTCGTCTTCGTGTTCGTCGTCGCTCTCGACTGCCGGCTCCTGAACCGGCTCCTGGTCGTCTTCATCGTCCTGGTCTTCGTCACCATCGTCGTGCTGTGTGTCCGACTCCGGTAGCGGCGCCAGATCGAGCTCGTCGCGTATCTGGTTCTCGTCGTCGTGCGTCCACGTGAGCATGCCCGCCCCCTTCAACAGAGCGAGGTGCTCGTAGCGCTTCGGGTCCTTCGCCTCGCTCTGCAGGCTGAACGACAGCCGCGGGTACAGCCCGGGAGCGACGGGGCCTCCGAGGCCGTTGTCCACCAGGCGAGGAATCAGGTGCTCATTGATCCACTTGCAAACCACCTGGCCGAAGTAGCGCGTGCGCCGAATCTTCTCGGCCGCGTCCTTGATCTCGGCGAGGTTGTAGGTGCCCGTGCTGCCCAAGCCGACGAGCGAACCGGTCGACTGCAGGGCCAGGCTGATTTGCTCGTCGCAGTAGCGTCGAAGGCTCTCGAAGTCCGGGAGTCTCCCCTCCGGAGAGAGCCACTGGACGCCGTAGCCTTCGCCGATCTTGATGATCGGCACGTCCTTGCCCGTGCTACCCTTGAGGACCTCGACGACCTTCTCGGCCTGGGCCCCGTCCTCAAAAGGACCGTCTGGCGTGACGAAAATATAGCCCGCACCGTGCGACTCGTCGGCCGAGACCTCGATCTGGGTGATAAGCTGCTTTGTCTCGACCCAGCGCACCAGCGAGCGCAGCTTCGCCTGCCCCTCGAGGTCCAGCCCCACGCCCGTCGAATAGAGCAAGAGGTCATCGGCCGGGATCGTCACATCCTCGTTGCCGGTGTAGCTCATCTCCGTGCCGACCCAGCGGCGGCCGTCCTCGGAAAAGAGCCACTTTTTGACCCGGTTGGGCATGCGCGGCTGGAGCTCCTCGAGGCCGCCATCTGGCGAGTCGATGATCTCCCACAGCATGAACCCGAACACCTTGTCGCCCCAGTTCCACGCCTTCAGGACGTCGTCCCAGTGCGACTCGCGATCGAGCAGCTCGTGCTTTATCCACGCCGCGTAGAGCTCGGCCCTATCGGAGAGCTCGTCAGGTGTGTCCTCGTGAGGCTCGACGGTCCAGGTGCCCGAGACCAGGCCTTCATAGCCCGCGTCCACCGTCGAGCTGACGAGCGGGTCGCTGACGTACGTTTGCCAGTAGATCCCCGGCGACCCCTGCAGGCCGCGCGCCTGATAGTTGAACTCCTGCGTCTTGTCCTTGTTGCTCGGCAGGCCGGCAACGTAGTCGATGTTCGGAAAGCCCAGCACCTCCGTGCCGAGCACGAGCTCCTCGTCGTCCTCGCCCACAACCGTACAACCGACCGCGAGCTCGAGCGCGTCACGCTCGACCAGGTCGTCCCAGCTCAACGTCAGCGTCTCCCATGCCTCCTCTTCAGGCGTGTAGGAGTCCTCGAGCTCGCCGGACTGCATCGCGACGTCGTACTTCGCGTACAGGTCGCTCTTGCTGAGCTGTATGGTGTGAACTTCGGTCATGGTTACCATTCGCCCATGGAAGAGCTTCGCGTCGGAAGTGAGCCCACCTTGGCAGGCGGCTCACGGCGTCGGTTGTCGTGTCGCGCCTGCTCGGCCATGCTCCAGGCCAAAAGCGACGCGAAGAACTCATCTGCGTGTCCGTCCGCGTCGCTGGTCGCTGTGTAGCGCGCGTTGCGGTTGGACGTGGTTGTCTTTTGGATTTTGGCGAACGACGAGCGCATCCTCGGGTCGTTCGGAATCTTGAACTTGCCCGTCTCCATCGCGTGCTTGAGCGACGGGATCGTGGCGTGAATCTCCTTCCAGGCGCCGGAGTCGATCGCCCTGATAAGCTTACGGCCGTATACGCGCTGCAGCCGTTGGGCGAAGTCCGTACCCTCACCCACGGCATCGACGCCGACTCGTCCAAATGGCGCGTCGCTCAGGTGCTTCTTCGCTACCTTGAGCTGCTCGCGATACTCCATCGACTCGCCGACCGGCTTGATCGTCTCGTAGAAGTCGACCCACTGCAGGCTCTCGTTGTCCCTGACGGCCGACAGCACCGAGCCGTCGTTCTTGCTCGCCAGGTCGATGCCGCCGAACAGCGCGCCATCGTCCGGCACCTCGCCAGGGCTGTACTGTGAGCGCCTGATGAGGTCGTACGAGAAGTACTGGTTGATGTCCGAGAGGAACTCGCAACAGAACTCTTGGCGCCAGATGTCGCTGGCATAGCGCCGCTGCATCTCCGCCGGGTCCACCGGGAAGCCCTCTTTGGCCGCCTGGTAAATGTCGATCTTGTGCCGGCTCCACGCGTCGTAGATGCCCTCCTGGTTGCTCCAGATTTCCCAGAAGACGCCAGAAGCGCCGAACGGGGTAGAGACCAAAAGCACGCGCAAGTTCGGGTTGCTCTCGGCCGCCGGCGAGACTGCGCGCCAGACGTCGCGGTCGTGCTGGTAGACCGCGAACTCGTCCAGGATAATGGTGCCGCTTCTCGAGCGCACCGACTTCGCAGACTTTGCGATGATGCGCGAGCCGTTCGTGAACTCGATGCTGGCGACGAGCTCGCGCTCGAGCGGGATGTGTAGCCCCGCTCGCCGAAGCACCGCAATCCACTTCTTAGCCCGCCGTATGAGCTCCTTAGCGTTGTCGAGCGACGTCGAGCACAGGTAAACGTCGTGATGCGCCGTGTCCCGTGCGGTCAGAATCGCCAGCAGCACAATGCACTCGGAGAGCCCAATCTGGCGGCTCTTCAGCACGATGATGAACCGCGACGGGTCCGACAAAAACCGGTGCTGGTAAGGCCTGAGAAACTGGCCCAGTATTTTGCGGATGGCTGCGTTCATTTATCGCCAAATCTCACGCGAGCAGCTCGAGCCGACACCTGAGCCCGTACTTGCCCGCCAGGGCCTCGACCAGACGCTGCAGGCTCTGAACGACCTGCCCGCCGCGGCCGACAAGCTTCGGTGCGTCCGTCGGGTGGCAACGCACCTCGATCAGGTGCGTCGCCTCCGTCGAGCGCCTGGACACGTGCATCTGCGTCACCTGGTCAACGAGCAGCTCGACGAGCAGCTCGACCGCCGTCCGGATGAGCTCGGCCGCGAGGTCCTCGGCGAGGCCGCTGTCGGCGTTGCGCTCTACCAGGTTGATCAGGTGTTCAGTGTCCATCGTCTCCGTCCGTTCCTTTCCATTGCACGCCTAGCAGGGCGGCGATCTCCGATGCGCTCGCCTCGTCGACCGAGTGCTCGACACGGTCGGTGAACGCACCGTGCACGCGCAGGAAGGTCTTGAGCGCATCCTTCGCGTCGTGAAGCTCGAGCTCCACGCGTTGCTCCACGATCGCGCCGTCTTCGTCCTCCTGGCGTGTCGTGTCGACCTTGAGCTTTTTGATCGTGTGCATGTGCTCGCGCGCCTCGCCCGTCGTCAGGTCAAACACGACGTTGCTGCCATCCACTCGAAGAAAGTGGACGATGCTGCCCCGGCCGATACCGGCCAGACGAGCCAAGGACTCGGTATAGCCCATGCCGTGGCGCTCCATGCGCGCGACAATGGGATCCCAGATGTGAGGTTTTGTGAGGTTTTCGTAGCCCTGCGACCGCAAACTCTCGTACGTGCCAGTGTAACCGGCGCGCTCAGCAGCTCGCGTCGCGTTGAAGTCGACCAGGTACTCTTTGACGAACTTGCGTTGCTTGCCCGTCAGCGCCTCGAGGTCCTCATCGATTTTGCCGCCGGCGTCGGCCTGGTCGGCGTGGTGGTGGCAGTACCCAGGCTCTTTGAGCGGCACCTGGCACGGCTCATCGTCCTTGCGTTTTCCCTGGCATGTGTGGCCCATGGGTCTGTTGGGTCAGAAGTAAGCGCCCT